TTGCCAAAATACACAATCCGTGAGATGATATTTTACGGATTGTTAATGGCCTCATAGCACAACTGGATAGGGCACCCGCCTCCTAAGCGGTTGATCCCGGTTCGAGTCCGGGTGGGGTCATATTTATATCAAACTAACCGCTTCGTATCAACTTAAAACGTTGGTATGAAGCGGTTTTTGTTTTTTGCAAAACGCTGAAAAACGGTATAAAAGGATATTTTGGTGCACATTTTGGTGCACATTAGGCGTTTTTGTAAGATTTGTGCACCGACTTGTGCACCAAACCGTCCATCGAACTTAGAGCCACAAGGGCTTTGCTCGTCTCCTTTTTTTTCATTTCTCGTAAAAGGTGCGAGTAAACACGGATGGTTGTAGAATAATTAGAGTGACCCAATCGTTCAGAGATATAGTAGATTGAGACACCTTTGTAAATCAAATATGAAGCGTGTGTATGGCGCAGTCCGTGAAAGGTAATATCTTTAGACCCAATACGTTTTAAAACTCTGTGAAGCGTCTGATTTGCGCTTGTGTTGTCCGGTACACGTCCATACTGATTAATAAATATCAAATCAAGTGGATTATCAATTCCTAGTTCTTCTAACTTTATAATCTGTATGGCGTGAAAACTTTTTAAAATATTAGCTAAGTGATCAGTAATTTTTATTAGCCGTTTGGATTGTTCGTTTTTGGTATCAGCGAATCCATTTCGTTGTAATGTATCCCAGGTCTTATTGATTCTCAGAGTTTTGAAATCAAAAGAGAAACAATCCCATGTTAGACCGGCAACTTCACTGTAACGAGCACCAGTTTGCAAACTAACCAACGCCATCAGCTTAGTTAAATGAGCAAACGTTAAGTCTGATTCAAGCGCGCGAGTCAGCTTTTCCGCATCTTTACCGTCTAAATATTTCATTTCTTTAGGCTTTTCTGGGCGCCCACTAATTTTAGTGTGCGCTGTAAAATTTCGCTTGATGATGCCATCATCGATAGCATATTGGACGGCTGACTTAATTTGCACGTTAACTTTTTCGGAGCTGCTAAGCGAACGAGGGCTTCGACCTACAGGATTGGCATAATCGTTTAGAAACTTCTGATAGTCTGTGCGTGTTATTTCATCTAACCGTTTGCCTGCAAAATAATTATTAACAATTCCAAGTGTATACTGATAACGTAATCGACTGGACTTTGCTAAAGTTGGCTCCTTATAAGTCTGATACCATTTTAAAAAGTAATCCGTAAATAGTTGCTTACCTAATCTTGGATTTATACCATTGCTAACATCAATTTCATTTTGGTTAGCCCATTCTTGAGCTTCACGCTTAGTTCGAAAACCACCTTGATTGATAAATTTACGATTTCCTAAATCATCGTAATATGAAACACGCGCATTCCATTTTTTACCACGCTTATTAATACTTGCCATTTATATTTCCTCCTTAAATTTCACCTAGGCGGGTAGAATTTTAAGGACTTACAGGCATCACCTCCTTAGTTGTGATAATATTATGTATGTAAAAAGAGTGGAGCAATCCACTGGCTTTTATTGGCAGCACATCTTACTTCTTGGCGGGAGGGGATGTGCTTTTTAGTTGCAACGCGAGCGGCAGGAGTCGAACCTGCATGTAGCTATCCAGTCATCCGAACACACGTTTTTTGAGGTGCTAGGCGAAACCCTATGTAGGGCTTCATGAAATAATTCAACAATTATTGGCAAATATTTGTAATATTTAGGCAAAAATAATATAATAGCAAAAAGGGGATGATGAGTTGTTTAAGTTTTTTGAACGGTTTAATAAGGCCCATGTGGATAATGAATTGTTTAAACAAAATGTACAGCAACAAATTCAATCCGATTTAAGACGACAAGCTGAAATACGAGAACAAAATCGTAAAATTCAGCAAGTAGTAACGCATAAGATGGAAAATTACTCGAAATAGATGGCGAGCGGCTTAATTAACCGGTCGTCTTTTTTTATGATCTTAAGGTAGGACCACAAATTCATTGTCAGTTTAGTTGAAATATCACCGATAAACTCGGGGTGATTTTCAAAATCATTAAAACTGCTCATGTCTAAATCGTTCTCTGCTATTTTAGCTTGTATCATTCCTAAAACAGTAATTTTATCTTTTCGAAAATGTAACATTTGTCTCTGAGCTAAATTCATTCGAAAATTGTTGTTTTTCGCAATTACTACAGCTTTTTGCAACTTTATTAGCGCTGAATCTGTTGTAGTATTATTTAATAAATCAAGAATACCCTTTGCCATCTTACCATCTTCGTTATTCATGCCCATCATTTCAATTACAACTGGAGATTTAAAGAGATCAGCAGCATCGGTAAATTCAAACATGGAGTAATCTGCAGTGACTTTAATGATGGAGCCATTGGAACAATCCGTTGTGTCGTAAATCTTTTGAAGGGACTGAAGTCTTTTAATGATTACATCTACTGCGTAATCATTGTAGACCGACTCAATACTACTTGAGTTAATTGTCTGGTCTTGGTTAACTGTCCCTTGAACTGATTTTGATTTGTGTTGTGCAGTGGCCTTTGCAATTGCACTAATTCCACCCTCAAGATTCGTTTCTCTACCCTCTTCTGATCGTTCCTCAGTCCCCTGCAAAGCCTGCCAAAGTTTCCGCTGAACAGTCACTAGACCATCATCTAACTGAGATAAAATTGAACTAATTTCAATGCTATCAAAATAAATATATTCTTTGATTTTTTCCACTTTTAACGACCTCTTTTAAATTAAGATGCACACTTATTATTCTCCAAACGATTCAGCTTTTAATGACATCCGTATCTGGTCAATGCGAGCGGCAGGAGTCGAACCTGCATAGTAGTTGATAAGAGTGGGAGACTCTATTTTGGATTAGACATGTTCTACTGTTGAACTACGCTCGCATGTTGCCCGCTAGGCTGTAGTGGGCGAGGGTGCTATTTAATTTAATGGTACATCGATAGTTTTGTCATCAAAAAATGACGGCTTATATTCAAGCTTTAGTTTATTACTGGTTTTTGCTTGTCCAAAAAGGTTACCAGAAACAGAGGCACCCTTATCTAAAGTTCCGTCTTCCAATTCATCTTTACCATATGTGTCATTGGTAATAGTCTCGTCAAAGTCTGTGGCGTCACCATTGGAATTGAGTTTGAAATCATAAGAATTATAGTCTTGTTTTTTGGTTCCTTTATTTGTAATTGTGACATTAACAATTACGTATTGCTTGCCTGAATCTGGAGTATCCATGTCATCGCCGCCCCAGAACTTTACACTGTTAACTTTAAATGAATAACCATTGTAAGTTGCTGATTCGCCAACCTTATAAGTTCCCTTTAAAGTATCGCTACTTTTTGACGACTTAGTAGAACTTGCTTTTGTACTGCTTGATGACGAATTACTGCTATCACTGCTATCATCAGAACCAGATCCTCCAAATGCAGCAAATAGAAAAATTACAACAATAATTGCAATGACCCAAACCCACCATTTTTTGTACCAAGGCTTTTTCTCTTTAACAACATAAGTTTTCCCGTCTTCCCCTGTCACCTTTTTGCTCATAATAAATTCCTCCAATAAATTTCAGCTTTTACCGACATCCGTATCTGGTCTATAGTTAGCTAATCAGCATAATACTCTCTAATTTTGCTGATTACATAATCTTCCATGAACGATGGAACTTCGAATTCCTCCATAAAAGTGTATGGATCTGCAAATTCTCTTTCCATATCTTGAAAATAAATAGGAATCAATATATCAACAGCTCCCCGGTTAGCCTTAGCCTCAATTGGGGTTTTGGCAGTCCCACTGTAATATAATACCCCAGAATCTTGGTTCAACACATGTGAGGCTTCATGTGCAGTTATATACGGCAGTTGACGTTGCTTGTACCATTTCGTATTAATTACTATTTGCCTGTTATGAGGATTTGACCCAGATGGGGTGTGTGAAGAAAAATCACCACACAAAGTAATTCCAATTCCGTGATCGAATACGTAGTCTAACACCTCTCTAAAATAGTCAATCATTATTTCTACCACCTCTCAAAAGACGTTTCATCAATTCTAAGTCTTCAGGAGGTATTGGCTTACCTTCAAATGTCATAATGACATCATCATCAGCAATATCAACTTGTTTGGGCTTCATTGAAGTAGAATTGTCATCCGTTTTGCCCAATAAGTAATCAACAGAAACATTTAAAACATCGGCTACGGAAGCCAAAGCTTTAGGGCTTGGATTACGTTTTTTCCACTGATACATATAATTTGCGCTTATCCCGGCTTTACGTTCAACCTCAGCAATTGAATATCCACGTTCTTTCGAAATTGTTTTTATCCTGTCAAACAGCGTCATGGTAGAGTTCCTCCAATGATTGGCAAGATAATTCTACAATATGTATAAAAAATAGTTGTAAAAATCTAAAACATGTTGTAGAATTATCTTTGTTAAGAAATATTGTTAACAAATTAGCAAAACTAAAAGAGCTTATTAATCATCTTGGCGGGCGATAAATAAGAGCTTTGTAGCTATTTCGTTATGTCTATATATTAAGACATGTTATAGACTTTTGCAATATCTTTCTTAATAAATATTAAAAGGAGGCAAACTGATGTTTATTCGTATGGAAACAAACAATAAAGCAGAAGCGATTAAATCGTGGCTGGCAAATCATCGCCAGTTAGAAAATCAAGGGACTATCGCTGAACATTTCAAAAAATCAATCACTTTTGTAAATCTTGCGTTGAATAAAAAGATAACAACAAACGGTGCAGAGCGATTAGTTAATGAAGTGTATGACTACCTTGTTAAAAAATACAAAATCTAAGGAGGACTAGCAATGAACCAAGTTGCACCATTTAATTTCGAAGGCAATCAACATTAATCGCAGAAAGAAAGGAATGATTCACATGCAAGAAGTACAACAAGTTAAATTTAACGGAGATCTAATTTTAACCACTGAACAGTTAGCTGAGTTTTATGGAACAACGTCTCAACGTATTAAGCAAAATTTTGCCAACAATCGTAGCAAATTTGTCAAGGGAAAACATTTTTACCAGTTGACAGGGGAAACTCTAAAAGAGTTCAAAGACAGGGTCGAAATTTTCGACCTTGTTGGGAAGAACGCCAAAACACTAATTCTTTGGACAAAGCGTGGTGCTAGCCGGCATTCAAAAATGCTTGGAACTGATCAAGCTTGGGACATGTTTGATGAGCTGGAAGAAAACTACTTTAACCCGAAACAGTTTGCGCTACCAACATCACCGAGAGAGATTGCCAGATTGGCGCTGCAAGCCAATGAGGAAACTAATCAGCGCCTAGACAGTGTAGAGGGCGATGTGAAAGACCTCAAAGAGAACCAAGTTATTCCTAATCCTGAATATAGCGCACTTAACCGGCGTGTTAATCAGCGCGTGTCGGAAGTCGCACATAGCTATGGCCATATCACACAGAAACAACGAGGCGAGCTGTTCAAGGATATCGGCAGTGGAATCAAGAAGATTGCTAACGTGAGCGCTCGGTCAATGCTACGCAAGAAGGACTACCAGATGGTAATGGACTTCATCAACGACTGGGAGCCATCTACAGCAACTAAGACGATTATTCGACAGACGTCACTTCGATTAGACAAGGAGCCAGCATAGGAGGAAAAACAATGGAATTTGAAAATGTGCGTGAAGCACTGAAATTCTTGCTTGAGTATAACGATACGACATTGAACCCTAACCTTAAATCTCGGGTTAACGGTGGTAAGTGGGAGCCGAGCACAGTTAGTGAAGTTCAAGCGACGAACTATGACGCTTTAGCACAAGCAGCGGACATGCTTGGTATGAGCGACCTTTACTTAAATGAACAGCCAGCATAGGAGGCGAAGCAATATGACAAAAACACTAAAGCAACTAGTACGCGTATTATGGGCAATCGAAAAAGACCTCCATGTTATTGCAAGTGGCACGGAGGTCTCAAAAAAATTCGTAGCAGAAGATTCAGAGCACAAAAAGATTAGTCGATAAACCGAAAGGAGTGACCAGGATGGACAGTTTGATAAGTGCTTTGTCGAAACTCTTCACGCAAGCATATGAACAAGGAATCGCGGATGGGCGTAGTCAGCAAGCTGTTGATCATAAAATGATTGGACGTAAAGATTTCTACTCTGAGTTTGGAATCAAAGTTGATACATTCGACAAGCACTATCGCGACAAAGAAGGGTTCCCAAAGCCAGAAGAAGACGGAAAGTGGTACGCCCCAGCAGTCGAAAAATGGTTATTGAATCATCAAAATTTGAGTAATTAAAACCTAGGCGGGTAGATGATGATTCAACTCATAAGGAGGAATTGCCATGGTAGAAGTAGCGGTATTAACTTGGGCGTTGACATCCGTATGGTACAAACGCCGTGAGATTAGAAACTGGTTTGGAATTTAGGAGGAAACAGGCATGACGATTAGAGAAAAGAAACAACTCATCTTTGAAAAAGCAGCTGAGGCACTCACTGATTGTTTTAATGACAGGGACAAGGCCATGATTGCTGCTGGCATGGGTTACATGCTAAAGGATGATATGAGTCCCCGTAATTTTTACTGGTTTATCCTTGACTTGCCTAACTTTATGGAACTCAATGCTCGTTATGGAATGCCTATTGATTCTTTTGCTTACTATTTCAATGAGTTTTTCTCAGACTACCTGGAACTTTCCGGTGACAGTATTACGTTGAAAAGTCATTCAATCTGATCAACAGTCGTGAATATTTTTAAGGAGGAAATGTAATGGTAAGAGACACAGATTCATTTGTTGGACTTGGCAATAAATTAGTTGCCAATGCTGACAAGGCACAAGCAAATGATTTACTAACTGAAATGAATGTTGCTAGTTTGTCAGGCCATCACTCAATCATCTGGAACAAGTCTGAAATTAGTGTCGGCGTTATCAACACACTATCAGAAGAAGATATTTCAGTTAGCAAGTGTCCTGGTGGCGGCTATGTCATTGATTGGCAAGAAGCATTAGAAATGGAGGAATAATCATGCCAAAAGCATCAGTTTTATCAGTTAACAACTGGAAACGAGTGCAAAAAAAGCCATCGCTAGTAGCGGCTAACGATGGACTAATGGAAGAGACAATTATAAACAACATCTACTCTATTCCAAAGCAGTCTCGTTTGCAAGTGCTAAGAAAGCGAGGACGGTAGTTATGGAAAAACCATTACCTTATTTAGAACAACAGCATTGCATTTTCCATGGTGTTGCACTGATTGCATCGATTGATCCACACGCATTAACGCCAGAATTACGTCAGATGAGAGACAACATGATTAAAGCAATAGACTTAAACGCACTTATGATCCATAGGGGGCTGAAATAATGGCGAATGAAGTAATTAATCTGCCAGACTACACGGTGGACTATCAACCGGTACCAATTAAAATTAACAATTTGGAAGGATTGCAGGCGTCCATTGCGCAATATGTATCGCGTTACTCAAATTTAGTAATTACCGAAGATAACGTAACTGACAGCAAGCAAGTGCGAGCCAAATTGAACAAGCTCAAAAAGGCGCTTGATGATCGGCGCAAAGAAATCAAGCGCAATTATAATCAACCATTACGTGAGTTTGAAACCGAGGTAAAAAAGCTTGAAGCCAGCATTGACATGATCATTGATCCGATTGATGAAGGGCTTGGTGAGCTGGAGGTTCAACGCCGTGAGCAACGCAAAGCTGACGTGATAGACTTGATTGCTGAAATGGCACCCAATTACGACGTTGGGGTGGATGAAATTGAATTCGATCCTCGTTGGCTGAATAAGAGCATCAGCAACAAACAAATCACTCAAGAAGTTGCATCGTCGATGACGGTGGTGAAGCAAGCCAAGGATAAGTTGGCTACTGCCACAACGATGATTACCAAGTATGCTCAAGCAGTCGACGTTGATCCCATCCCATGGATTGACCAGTTGAAGCAAGGACAGGACGTCCAGTACTTGTTACAGGCAATTGACCGGCAAGTTGAATCAGCCAAAGAACGTGAACGTCAGCGAGAGCTTAAACAGCAAGCGGCGGCAGAGCATCAGCAAGAAACGAGTACCGGTAAAATTGTCGATACAAACACCGGCGAAGTAGTGTCCCTTACTCGAACTTTGAAAATTACAGCCACTAAAGACCAGATGTGGGGGCTATCTTCATATATGAAAAAGAATGGTATTAAATTTGAGGCGGTGAACTAATGAGTCTTGAAGAAGCTAAGGCTGTGGGAGCATTTGCTAGTGCATTAGCATTATTCCAACAGCAAGTTGTTGCACCAAAAGAAAACGGACATGTTAGTTATAAAAGCACAAAATATGATTATGTTATGTTAAAAGATTTGATTAAAGCTATCAACGAAGGAATCAAAGGAACAGGACTGGCTTGGCTTCAAGATACTAAGACAAATGCTGGTATTGTATCGGTTAGAACAATTGTCTTTCACAAAGACGGTTATCGATTTGAATCATCATGGACTGAAATAAAAACAAGTGGCAAAGCGCAAGATGTCGGTAGCGCCATGACCTATGCACGGCGATATTCATTGAGTACAACGTTTGGCGTTAATTCTGAAACAGATGATGATGGTCAGTCAGCAAATGAAGGTGCACCGCAGTTCGAACAGGTCAGTCATGATCAGCAAAAATTGTTAACTAATCTGTTTAACGAAATGGCTAAAACTACTGGTAAACCAGCAAAGGATGTTCAGAAGGGATATCTGGGGTTAACAACAATTGGTGCATTGCGTCATGACATGGCAAATTCATTGATTAAGCTAATCACAGAACAACTTGAAAAATTAACGGGCAAGGTGGGTGACAAGGCATGATTAACCGAAGCGTTTTAGTTGGTAGGCTTACAAGAGACCCAGAATTACGTTATACGAATGGCGGTGCTGCGGTTGCAACGTTCACGATTGCTGTAAATCGCCAATTTACAAATCAAAGCGGAGAACGTGAAGCTGATTTTATTAGCTGTGTCATCTGGCGGAAGGCTGCTGAAAATTTAACTAATTTCACACATAAAGGATCACTTATTGGAATTGATGGTCACATTCAAACGAGAAACTATGAAAATCAGCAGGGGACTCGTATTTACGTTACTGAAGTAGTCGTTGATAACTTCTCATTGCTTGAATCACGTGCTGAATCTGAACATCATCAAAGTGCTAATAGTAATGGTCACAGCTCAAACAATAGCAATAATAGAAAATATGATAACAATCAAAGCCAGTATGGAAATAATGGCGGCCAGATTGATATTACGGAAAATGACTTGCCATTTTAAGTTGAGGTGATCGTGTGGAACTGCTACCGACTAAGTTAATTGAAAAAGATGGCGAGTGGTATCAGGTTCAGAAGCTCACCCATAAGCCTAACCTTGACCATGTTGAGACGGTAAGTGGTTCTGCTGACGAATACTACACGTACTCGGAATTAGCTGACACACGTAAAGCTAGGCCACAACAGCGACGCTTGTTCTTCGCGTTGCTTAGTGACATCTATACATGGTCAGGTATGCCGACAGACTTCTTGAAAAACTTGTTTTATTTGCAGTATGAGACATACACGTTTGGCAAGCAGATTAGCCTGTCAGACACCACAGAATCGTCTGTGAGCGATGCTAACCAGTTACTCGACCTAGTTATCGACTTCATGTTTGAGTGGCACGTGCCGTTCAAGGAAGGCTATAAACTATTGCCGCGTGAGCAAGAATATTATCTGTTTCAATGCTGCCGCCACCGAGTTTGCATGATCTGCGGTAATCGTGCTGATATCCATCATGTAGACGTTATCGGAGCCGGCTTGAACAGAACACACGTTGACCACACCAAACGGCACGTTATGGCATTGTGTCGAGTCCATCACAGCGAGATTGAGCAAATTGGCTCCGTGGCATTTAGTGCAAAATACCACGTCCCAGTAGAGGGGATAAAACTAGATAAAGAAACATTAAAACGAATTGGCTTGAAAGGTAAATACAGCAGTGACTAATACACCGGGTAGGTGGAATGCCTACTAGTAAATAAGGGAGGATTAAGAGATGGCACAGAGAAGAATGTTTAGTAACCGTATAACTGATAGCGCTAAATTTTTAAAGATGCCGTTGAGCAGTCAGGCACTCTATTTCCATTTGGGGTTGCATGCGGATGATGATGGTGTTGTAGAAGCGTTCTCGGTTATGCGGCAAACTGGTGCAGTTGAGGACGATTTGCGAATACTAGTAGCTAAGAATTTTGTAAATGTTTTAAACGATGACTTGGTTACCTATATCACGGATTGGAACGAAAATAATCGAATTAGAGCGGATAGAAAAGTGGATTCGATATATAAGGACTTGCTATTAGAAATCTTGCCAAACATAGAATTAACTGAACCAAAACCACGTGCTGACACGGGTAAGGTTACTGGACGTCCAATGGACAACCAATGGACGGACAATGGACCGCATAGGTTAGGTAAGGATAGGTTAGTAGAGGTTAGGTTAGGTAAGGATAATAAAGATAGTCACCATTCGGCAAAACCGAATTATGACCCGTCTTCTCAACCATACAAAATTGCTAGTCATTTATTGACCAGAATCAAGCAACGGCAACCTGACTTCAAAGAACCCAACTTACAGAAATGGGCTAATGATATTCGATTGGCACACGAACGTGATCATCGTGAGTATGAAAAATTAGATTGGCTAGTAGATTGGTCACAGGATAATTCATTCTGGCAAGCAAACATTTTGTCGGCAGGCAAGTTACGCAAGCAGTATGACACGCTCATTGGTCAGGCTGAACGGGATCGCCCGACTAATGTTGCGCCACAAACACGAGAGGACTGGTTTGGCTAATGGAAAATGTAACGAAGTTATTCAATCAAGCCACGATTCAGAAAGTAGTAGCGGCTAGAGGAATTGATACAACTAAGTTGCCAACCAAAGAAGAATTGGATCATCAAACGATTGATCGGGCGAATGCGGGCGTAATTGCTAACCGAAAACGGTATTACTATCGCATGTCAGTCTGGTCTGGAGGCGTGCCGCTACGATTTAGCTTTAATGATTGGCAGGTTGATAAACAGCCTAATCAAGCTAAAGCTAGAGAACTTGGTAATCAAGCATTTAAGTTAGCTAGGCAATTAGAGACTAACCAGTTCAACGTAGCACTTGCAGGCGGCCCTGGTGTTGGCAAAACGTCATTAGCACTGGCAATTATGTATCAGTTAATGGGTGTAGGCCAAACAGCGATGTTTGTTTCAACAGCTGAATTGCTACGGCTGGTAAATGAGAAATACGAAGCACCGGATGTACGTCAACGGTTACTATACGTTTTAAAAGACATGCAAAACGTTGATGTTCTAGTTTTAGACGATTTTGGTACTGAAGGCGGTAAACCAACCGAAAAAGGATTCTACAAGCCAGTGCACAAAGATTTGCAGACACTGATGTATCAAGTGGCGAATGCGCGTTGCGATTTTGATCATAACGAAGTCAAACATATAACCATCATTACGACTAACAACACACGTAAGCAATTAGAAAGTATGTATGATGGCAAAACAATCGATCGCTTATATACCAAGGATACTAGCTGTCAATTGCTGTTTGACAACATGGAAGGAGTCAGAAGTGTATGAGTTGTGAATTATGTCATGGTAGTAAAGTTGTTCAGCAACCACTTGGGGGTTATGGTTTCACGTTTGGGCCATGCCCAAATTGTACGAATGAGATACATGATCATTACGAACAAGAGCTTGAAAGGAAGTTAGCCTATGGCGAGCAAAAATTGGCCTAAAGAACTGGAAGTAATTCATAAGCTAGAAGCGAGATATGGCAGCATGGATAACGTACCTCCTAGCAAACTAGCTAACCTGCATAAGATGCCCGGAATTAAGGCCGTATCAGGCGATTACACGGAGATTACGCGTACCCAGTATAATGCTATTAAATTAGTCATGAAAGGCAAGCAGGGTAAAACTAGGACGTCTCGGGAGCTAAAGCACAATAACGCTTGGCTGGATAGACGTATTCGCGCGATTGACGAAAACAAATACTACATTACGGAGGACGAAGATGCCTAAACATTTTGAAGAAATGAGCCAACTGGATAGGATTGATAAAAAAATGAAATTCAAGATTGTGGGCCGCAATGGTGAAACCGTAATCAAGGAATTCAGGTCTCAGTACGAAGCAGATTTATACTGCGAGCGTCTCAACTATGAGCGGTTGGAACGCCTTGGCTTGATTGAGCACCTGAACATACCAGCAATCGAATTTGAGTAGGAGTACATCACCATGAAGACATACACCAAATCAATTACGGAGGACGAGAATGCCTAAACACACTAAGAAGCGTTCAACGATTAAACGGAAGCACCGGCGAATGAAGCAACACGCCGAAGCAAACAAAGCTAAAGCACATGATAGTAAGCAATTGGCCAAGGAATATGAGCCATACAGGATTGATAAGCGGGCGTTCGGGGAGGATTTAAAATGAGCACTAAAAACAAGATTGGGCTTGGCATGATAATCTTACTTATTTTAGTCACGATCATTGGTAACTTCTTAGACGGATTTTGGCATGGAGTTACTTTTATCAGTGTTGTGGCATGGATTGTGATAGCGCTGGAACTATCGAGTTCTAGGAGATGATTGGAGATGGCGACGATGATTAAAATCGATAAATGTGTTGCTAAACCAACAGAATTTAGCGCAATTAAGATTACAAGTTCATTGGGTGATGAAGTACAAAAAGCGTTTAAGGCTGCTAATAAGCTCGATGAAAAACTAGATAAACCAAGCAACACCTGGAAAGCAATCTTTCAATATCATGGGTTAATTTGGACTGATATATGGGGATTTGAATTCATAGCAAATTATGGTAAGAAGAATCAGTGTAGACGACAGCCAGTTTCACTTAATGATCGGATTGTCGAAGACCGTGATAGTGAGCAATTCTTAATACCTAATGAGCTATTTGAACGTTATTTTATGTAGGAGATGGCGACAATGATTAAGTTTAGAGCGTGGGACAAAGTTCAGAATAAAATGCTATTACCTGACAATATCGAATTCATTTATGGTCAAGCCTATTGGGCAGAGGCTAGTACTGATGGGTATTACGAGTGCTCTAACGATGGTAAAGTTGATGGAATTTGCGCAATGTTTGAGCTTGAACAGTTTACCGGCCTGAAAGACGTGAATGGCAAGGATATTTACGTGGGTGACATTATTGTTTCTAAACCGAACGGGACGACATACGAGTCTCCTAAAATTGGAGTAGTCACACGTAGCAAAATTAGTCCTGGGTGGTGCTATGAAACCGTAACTGATGAATATAATATTTGGACAAGTGGCAAATACCGAACATATGAAATCATCGGAAACGTGCACGAGAACCCGGAACTATTGGAGGAAGAAAAATGAAGAAAATTTATCGTAAAACGGCCACTATTAGGGCAGAGCAGTTTAACTATGAAAAATGGGTATATATGAGGCAAGATGCCTACCCAATGGTGTTTGGCGATACTGCTAAAGACGGGGGTATGATGGCGACTAACCCTTTAATCAAAACACTTGAAGGTAATATGAAGATTAAGGATAATGACTGGATTGCAACCGGCGTTAATGGCGAACATTGGCCAATTGCTGATGATGTGTTCAAGCAGACGTATGCCGAACTGCCAGTGATTCCGGAAGAAGTGGCTTATGTGATTAAGCAAGCTAAAAAGGGTGATTATAAGCTAGGATGGGTGTTCTATGCTGCTTACACGAAAATTTTGCAAGTTAGTGTTTGTAATTGGATTAAAACGCATGCGGAAACGTTTGCCCGTGCGTGGCTTGATGGGTATGCGGTGGAGGGGGATAAATGACAATTAAGTATGAGTGCCAAGATATGTTTTCACATAAGGCCATCGCGACGTTCGACACCTATGATGAAGCCGACAACTTCATGGACGCAGCGTATGACATGCCCGACTGGTGGACGACACCAGCAATGACTATTGTGAAGGTGACTAATGACGAGCAATGATACGAAGCGGGACGTGTTCGAAATATTGCGGAGTTGAGTGAAAGGGGAATTGGTAGTGAAACGAACGACGATTAGAAAAGTTGAAGATATTCTACGTGACTATCCCAAGATTGACAAGTATATCGAGAAACGTGAACAGGAATTACGTTATCCAACTGTCCCTCGTGATGATAATGTCGGAGGTGGCAAGGCGCAATACAAGTATCCGGAAACGACACTCAACACGATTATCACGATTGATGACGATCGACGCATTAATGCTTTGAAACATCAGCGGGAAGTGATTGACGATTGTCTAGATGATGTGGGACACGATACGGAGGTTATTATCACTGAATTGTATTTTCGAAATCATCCAAGATATACTCTGGTTGGCCTAGTAGATAACAACTTATTAAGTGTTGGTAAGGCGCGAGCATATGAACTAAGAAACGCATTTGTTAATGAGTGTGCAAAGAGATTAGGATTGTATGATCTATAGTGGAAAAAAGTGAGAAAACTAGCCCCTATAATCGTGCTAAATTGGTAGTATGCCAAATGTGATTGACGTGCATGAAGTAATCCTCCAAATTACAGACTGGTAATCGCTGTGGGCTAATTGGTAAGCCACAATGGGATGTAGGTTCGAGGCCTACCGGCGATATTGTTATACAGCATGGTCACTCATGAGGGCTAAAACTGTATAACACGTGCTTGTGGCGGAATAGGTAGACGCGCACAATTCATCCATGTGAGAGAGTATATGTATGTGGAATGTTTAAGACCATTGGCAACGTATATTGGGTGGCTCCATGTAGGGTGCAAATCCCTACCAAGCACATTGAAAGTACCGCGGCTTTATGAATGCCCTTCATAAAACCACGCCCTTTCAAATTGCCAACAATTGAATCTCCAAACTACTCTCGTTTATTGACGGGAGCTTTTTGATACATAAATTTTAGGAGTAACGTCATAGCAAATGTGAATAAGGAGTGAGACAACCAAATGGATAAGCTAAATCAATATGAAGCAACCACACTAGGTAAATTTATTGGAGACCTATTAGACCTATCACATTGGCTTTTTATAACACTAGTATCTAGTGGACTGTTATGGCTGGCTAGCTTATTGCCAATGCTATCCGGACCATTTATTAGCATACTGTTAGAGCTAACATTATGGGCATGTGCAATCCTAGCTGGATTTATCATAGCTGGCAACATATTATCCTACTACTATGTGCTAGGATGTGAACGCAATAACCTAGACAGATATATCAAACAGGCTAAAAAGGAATCAGGTAAGTAGAATGGAAGTATCACACACGATAGATGGCTACTGGATACTATCAGCATATATTGGCCAAGAGCATGAGGAAGCACAGACTATTATGGCCAAAGCAAAGGAGCAGTTTATCAAAGCCAATCCTTTAATTGATTCAGCTAAGGTGGTTGTTGTTAATGGTGAGTTCAAATATGGTAAAGATGATTAACACAAAATATGGCTACGTCACGCCACAAGAAGCGGAGATGGATGCCCACTTAGATAAATGGATGAAGCGTCGTGCTAAACAGCATGGCGCTTTTAGTTTGGAAAAGAAACGGAGAAAGCAATATGCCAAGGACAAGAAGATGCCGCTATCCTAACTGCCATGCGATGGTTACGTTCCCTGACCACTATTGTCAGCAGCACCATGAGCATGAAGCTGAGTACTTGGCTAGTCGGCAACGTTGGGCACGTAGCAATGACAAACAATACACACACAAGTACAACACGGTTACACGTTATCGTAACGAGGATAAGCGCCAGCAATACAGCTTCTATCGAACAAGGCAATGGTCACATCTAAGACAACAAGTCCTAGAGCGTGACCATTACTTGTGTGCTTACTGCAAAGTGCAAGGCGTTATCACACCTGCTAAGACTGTGGATCATATTGTTCCAATTGAGTTTGATGAAACAATTAAAGCTAACATTGATAACTTAGCTGTAATTTGTGGGAGTTGTCATCGCGCTAAGACAGACTGGGAACAACTAACTTATGGGACTGGACAAGGAAACACGTTGAAAGATGTAGAACCTATCACAGACATTAACAGGATTGTATTGATGATGAATGAAAAAGAGCATGACTAGTTGTCATACTCTTTAATGATATTCTTTATTGCCTTTTCAACAAGCCTTGACTGAGGAACCATAGTTCTATCTGATAATTTCTTTAACTCTTTTAGTAGTTCTTCGTCAAGAGTAAACGTCATTCTTTTTTTCATAATAAACACCTCAACATAATAATACAATACATGTATTGCACAGTCAACACTTGAGGCTTATAATAAGTATATGCAATACATTACAATACTCTTGAAGGGTGATATTATGGAAATTTGGAAAGATGTAGAAGAATTTAATGGTAAATACGAAATCAGTTCTTGTGGTAGATTGAGAAACAAAACAAGTAAGTCTGTGTTAAAACCAAGAAAGAATTATAAAGGATACCTAGATATAAAAATTTGTGGGAAAACTAAGCTGATGCATCGTATGGTGGCTCAGGCATTTATATTAAATCCAGATAATAAACCACAGGTTAACCATATTGACGAAGATAAAACTAACAATAACGTTGGTAACTTAGAATGGTGTACAGCTAAAGAAAATTCCAATTGGGGAACAAGAAATGATAGAAGAGCTATGAACACTGATTACAGAAAAAGAAACTCAACCTATGGATATATTCATAGGCTAGACAATGTTGATTGGGATGAAGCCAATAAGACAAAGAAAATGGCTGTCGTTGGGAAAACCATTGATGGAGATGCATCATTTTCGTTTCAATCCATAAGAGGAGCTTCTAGAGCGACTGGAATAAGTTCTAGCCATATATCTGAATGCATTAATGGTAAAAGAAAAATGGCAGGTGGATATGTTTGGGTCAAGGCAACGAGTTGCAAAGCGTAACGCCAATCAATGATGTATCAGCAATCGTTGTATTAATGGATAAGGAGTGAAGATATTGAAATCATATTATATTGAATCAATCAATCTGTGGATTATTTGTGTTAACACTGACCGCTTTGTTGATGCGGAGACAAAGGATGCTATTAGAAAACAATGGCGTCAGCAAGTTCATACGGCCAAAGATGTCGTCGTGATTGATCAGCTTATTGCACCGTTTGAGTTTGTTGGCAAATCAGGCACAACCATTGATACTGAAAAAGTTGTCAAAGCTATTAAACAATCAGAGTTAAAGCACGAACACCTTAGTCAGATGCTGGGTAAATAGAAAATGTTGATAGCCGCTAGCGACAGAATCAATCCAGTCAATCATCATCGCTTTATAGGTACCTGTCGTTAGATTTAAGCGACTTTAAATTTATGAATGTAATTAGTAGCGACGATTGTTAAAACAACCCCCGCCCCCTAACACGTCCCAGGAAGAGCACACACATTGACGTTATTTTGTGATAGAAACAATTTTTTAAAATTTTTAGGTAGGGGGGGGTCACAAAAATGATGAAAGGAGGCATATAAAATGAAAAAAGTTGATAAAGACGTCAACGATGGGCAATTAACGCGTACACCGCCAGCTTACTTGGGCCGGCAAGCTAAGGTCGTTTGGCGCCGATTAGTGCCTTTTTTAGAAGATAATACCCCGGTTAAGCGTATTGATAGCGGGCTTGTAGAGCAATATGCTTCCCAATATGAGATTTATCGCAATGCGTATAAACATATCCAGGAAAACGGTGAAGTCCAAGCAATCTATAAAACGTTACAAGATCAGACCGGTAAAAAAATTGGTCGAGACTTCGTGGGTTACAAGCGAAACCCGATGACTCAAATCTATGATTCAGCCGTTAAAAATCTAACTAAACTAGGCGCTGAATTGGGGCTATCTCCTAAGTCACGTAGTGATTTGCTAAAATTAAACTTAGATGACCACAAAGACGAGCGAAGTATTAGTGATCGTATGAAAGAATTTCTGGGATAGGCGGTAATTATGAAAGTTGATTTAACACAAACACACGATGTCTTGGGCGTTTACCAATCAATCGATTGGCAATCCATTAAATCACGTTATAACGATGCTGGTACCAAATATGCTTTCTCAGTTTTAGATGGTGATATTGTTACCGGCTATTTGATTAAGCTAGCTGCACTACGGCATTTGCGTGATTTACAGCGCCAAGGAAGTGTTGACTTTCCCTTTCATTATTCAACTAAGAAAGTTTCACAAGTTTTGAAGTTTGCGGCAATTTGCCCGAACGTTGATACAGGTGAACCAACTAAACTAATGCCGTGGCAAGAGTTCATTATGGCTATGCTGATTGGTTGGCGTAATGATGACGGTGGCAAGCGTTTTTCACGAGCAATTGTTTCCGTTGCGCGTGGACAAGGAAAAACTTATCTTATGGCGATTATTACGGCCTACAGTTTTTTAATTGAGTCATTGGGACTGTCTAACCAAGATTACTTAGTATCTTCTATTAATTACAAACAAACGAGCAAGATTCTGGGATACATTAAGTCGATGCTAGCCAAGATTGCAACTATTGAGCCATTTAAGTCGTTGATTGCTGATAGTGGGTTAGATACTCGGACATTGTCTTCGCAAGCAGACCAAGTCACAATGAGCAAGACTAATAATAAGCTACGAGCAATCAGTCACGAAGCCGGTCAGTACGATAGTTTTCATTTCACAACGGCTATATTTGATGAAATTGGTGAAGTAAAAACACGGCAGAAGATTTCTAAAATTGTTTCTGGCCAAGTTAAGGTGCGTAATAAGCAATTTATTCAGATTTCAACAGCATATCCTGATCCCACTGTTCCGTTTCACGATGATGAGCGTATGATTCAGCAAGCCATGGAACAAGATTATTTGCGTGATGCTGATACATATTTGGGGCTTATTTGGTCACAGGACAATCTGGACGAAACTTATAAGCCTGATATGTGGGTTAAGAGTAATCCCTTATTAGATTTACCGAGCCAACGAGAAGTGCTAATGAACGGCTTGACAGATAAGCGCGATTCTGACGCTTTGTCGGGCACACTCAACGATTTTCAAAACAAGAACCTTAACCTGTGGCTAGAACAATCGACCGACAGCTTTTTGAAACTGCCTGACGTTGAAAAAGCCATTGTGCCATCATTTAGTTTTGATGATCGGCAAGTTTATATTGGCTTTGACTACTCGATGTTTAGTGATAACACGGCGCTAGCGTTTGTATTTCCTTATCGTGATAATAATGACAAACCACGATGGTTTATTTATCAGCACAGCTTTATTCCCTGGCAGAAAGCTGGTTCGATTGAAGCCAAAGAAAAGCAAGACGGTATTAATTATCGGGACTTAGCTAAAAAGGGATTTTGCACAATTAGTAGTCACCCGCAAGGACTAATCAATGACGAGCAGGTTTATCAGTGGTTAATTAACTTTGTTGAGCGGCATCGACTGGAAGTTGTTTTCTTCGGTTATGACGCGTGGGGGCTAACACCTACAATTAAGCAATTGGATTTGAATTCTGGTTGGCCATTGCAAGCCATTCGACAGCGGACTAGTGAATTGAAGGATCCGACTAAGTTTTTGCAGACGATGTTTGTTGAGGGTTCAGTTGACCGCTTGGATGATCGAATTATGGAAAAGGCATTACTGAATGCTGAGATTTATGAAGACAAGATTGGCATTCAAGTCGATAAAGCCAAGGCCACACTGAAAATTGACGTGGTTGATGCGTTAATTGATGCTTTATTCCAAGCCATGTATCACTTTGAAGACTTTGCGGACGTAAACAATCCTGATAAACAGGTCGAACGTATGAACGAAAAACAAGTTCTCGAATGGTTTAATAATCCTGAGTCAGGATTGCTAGGAGATGATATTAATGATTTTTAAACAATTTTTTGCAGCCATCTGGCATTACTTTGATGTGCTGTGTTTTATTTTAAGTATGATTGCTGGGGTATATGCAGCCTTCTTATTTGGTCAGGCACAGGGCATTCTAGCAACCGCCGTAGCTTTGTTTTTAATTGGCTGGCTTTCGGAAGTCGTAACAGCTGGCCAAAAAGGAGGTGATTAATAATGCCCTTTTTTGAACCGCCAACGGCAATAAACAATTCAGTTAATATTCAAAGCGTGCCAGTAGACGACGATAATGTTGCTAATTTTTTATCACCAACTGGCAACAATGAATATGTTAGTGCCAAAGATGCTTTGGAAAATTCAGATATTTATTCAGCGGTTAATCAAATATCTGGAGACTTGGCCACTGTTCAATTAATGGCTAATATGCCACGAGCACAAGGAATTCTAAACAATCCTAGTACGACCGCTAACGGGCACACGTTTTGGCAGTCTATGTATTCACAATTGTTATTGGGTGGTGAATGCTTTGCATATCGCTGGCGTAATCCTAATGGCTTAGATCTGCGCTGGGAATATTTGCGGCCAAGCCAAGTGCAAACCTACTTATTAGATGATGGCAGTGGTTTAACCTATACGGTTACCTTTGATGAGCCTAATTTGGGGGTTCTTCAATATGTACCACAGTCTGACATGATTCATATTCGCTGGGCTAGTACCGATGGCGGTATGACGGGTAATAGTCCGTTAAAAGCATTGTCAAGTGAGTTACAAGTCAAGAGTTCGTCTAACAGTTTAACGTTGGCTGCATTAGCGCGTTCAATTAGTGCTCCTGGCGTCCTATCTATTCAGCACGGTGGGCTGCTGAGTGAGAAGATGAAGGCCAGCCGTTCACGTAACTTCATGAAACAGGTGAACAAGTCAAACGGTGGCCCGGTAGTTATTGATCAGCTTGAAGATTACAAGCCACTGGAAATGAAAGCCGATGTTACTAAGCTGTTGAGCCAAACAGATTGGACGAGTAAGCAAATTGCTAAAGTTTTCGGCATTCCTGATAGCTATTTGAATGGCCAAGGTGACCAACAAAGTAATATCGACCAAATCAAAGGCATGTACACCAATGCCCTTAATCGTTATTTACAGGCGATTTTAGCTGAGCTGGATAATAAGCTTAATGCTAAGATTACGGCCAATATACGAACTGCTGTAGACCCATTGGGTGACTCATTTGCAGCCACCCTATCAGGGCTAGCTAAAGATGGCACAATTGCTAATAATCAAGCAACTTGGTTACTACAGCAGACTGGTTATTTCCCAGATGAAATGCCTGATGCTAAGAATCCAACGACACAACAAGTTGTAATTCAATCAGGAAAAGGAGGTGATAATGATGACAAAGAAAGTGATGATTAAAGGCGATATTGTTGATGATCAAACAGCCGGATTCTATCAGTTTTTTGGAATGCCAGCAGTATCACCTTCGGGTGTTGCTGACATTTTAAATGATGACAGTGGCGATGACGATGACGACGGTGATGATGAAGCACTTGAAGTTGACATTGCTTCCAATGGTGGCGATGTTTTTGCGGCTAGTGAGATTTACACTATGCTAAAGAATTATGCTGGCAATGTAACAGTTAATATTCAAGGCTTAGCCGCTAGTGCGGCAAGCGTGGTTGCTATGGCTGGCGATCATATCAACATTTCGCCAACTGCTCAGATTATGATTCATAAAGCTTGGTCACAACCAGCTGGTAATGCTGACGATCTGGAGCATGAAGCCAGTATTTTAAATGGCATTGATCAATCAATTGCCAGCGCTTATGAAGCTAAAACCGGTATGGATCAAGCTGACTTGCTACAGTTAATGGCAAATGAAACATGGTTAACCGCTAGTGATGCCGTCGATAAAGGCTTCGCTGACGAAATTATGTTTGCTAATGATCAACAATTACAACCGGTGAATGCTATTTCACACATTCCACCTAAATCTGCAGTTAATAAGCTGATGAATCTTATTTACAAGGCGGATAAGGATAAAGCTAAACCGTCTAAAAAAGAAAATACTACTAATGGTCAATCTGCTGAATTACGAAACAGCAAATTGGCTATTTTATTTGGTAAAAATCAAAAGGAGGCCAACTAATGGCTAATATTAACACGATGAATGATGCTTGGATTGCCCAAGGGCAAAAGGTATCAGACTTGAACGACAAGTTAAACGCAGCTGTCCTTGACGACAGTTTTGATCAAGACGAATTTAAAGCAATGAAACAAGATCGCGACAATGCGGTTGCTCGGCGTGACGCTTTACATGAACAATTGGAAGAAGAACGCAAGGCACAAGAAATTGCCAACATGGATGATAAGGACAAGACCCCACTTGATGATGATGAAAAAGACATCAAAGCCAAGTTCGTTGAGAATTTCAAAGGCATGATTAAGGGCGACCCGAAAGTTATGAACTTGGTAACTTCTGCTACTGACGGCGGTGGTAATGCGATTGGTTTGACTATCCCTCAAGATATTCAAACAGCCATTAACACATTGGTTCGCCAGTTCGACTCATTACAACAGTATGTTAATCGGGAAACTGTTACAACTCAAACTGGGTCACGAGTTTACGAAAAGTGGACCGATCTTACTCCGTTGGCCAATTTAGATGATGAAACGGCTACTATTGGTGATAATGATGATCCCAAGTTATCGCTTGTCAAATACACAATCCATCGGTATGCTGGCATTACCACTGCCACTAATTCGTTATTAAAGGATACGGCGGATAACATTTTGGCTTGGTTATCTCAATGGATCGCTAAGAAGGTTGTTGTTACTCGCAATGCTCAAATCATTGCGGCGATGAACAAAGCACCTAAAAAGCCTACTTTGGCCAAGTTTGATGACATTATTACGATGATTAACACTGCTGTTGACCCTGCCATCAAGTCCACGTCGTTCTTAATGACAAATACGTCTGGTTTCAACGAACTTTCCGAAGTTAAGGATGCTATGGGTCGCTATTTATTGCAACCCGATCCAACCCAACCTGATCAGTATTTAATCCGTGGCAAGCGGATTGTAGAGGTAGCTGACAAGTGGTTGCCTGACGTTACAGCTACGGCAGGAAAGGCTCATCCACTTTACTATGGTGATTTGTCGCAAGCGGTAACTTTGTTTGACCGAGAAAGCACTTCCTTATTGACTACTAATATTGGCGGTGGTGCCTTTGAAAAAGACCAAACCAAGATTCGCGTGATTGATCGCTTTGATGTGGAAGCCACTGATACGGAAGCCTTTGTTGCGGGTTCATTCAGTAAAATTGCTGATCAACCGGCCAACTTTGCTGCTTCAACTCCCGGCAAGTAATTAGCCAACTATGTCGCCGATAAATACACAATACAGTGACAATCTGGGCGGCTAAGTAAGGATGTGATTTAAGTGGCAGCCGATTTAAAAACATTAAAATCATCTTTGCGAATTGACGGGAATGATGATGACGAGTTGCTAAAAGGATACTTGTCTGCAGCCACTAGCTACATTGAACAGGCCGTCGGGGATGAAAATGGCGTTCCAGGGTTCTATGAAATGGAAAGCGTGAATGACTTGTTTGAAACGGCTGTTTACGCCTTAGCTGGTTCATACTGGTATTACCGGACGTCAATCACTTCAAACACTGTTAATCCAGTTGACTTAGTTGTTGATTCAATTATTGGCCAATTGCGAGGCCTGTATAATCAAAAGCAGGATGAGGTGGACGACAATGGCGATTAATAAGTTAACTCCAGTTGACTTTAACCAACGTATACAGATTGGCACTGTTAAAACTGTTCAAAATCCTATTAATGGAACTAGTAAGCAGACATTTGTTAGTCAGTTTAGTTTATACTGTGCACCCTATACACGATCGATTGCATCTTCGTATCAACTCACAGCTGAACAATTAGAGCAAATAGTGGTCATCATTAGGCATAATCCTAAAGTTTATGAAGGCATTAAATGTCAGTATAAAGGCAAGCTTTACGATGTCATCAATGATAGCATAGATGATTCTAGTAATTATCTATCTTGCGATTATTTGACGCTCAAACAGGTTACTAAGGGGGCTTAGCTATGGCAAACGATGATATGGTCGGCCAACTAGAAAACTGGCTTAAAGACGTCCATAAGCTAGTCCCTAATGAGGCTGAACAAGAGAAGATAACCAAAGCCGGCGCTAAGAAGTTGGCTGATAACTTAACCGAGGTCACGAGAAAGAAACACTACAGCTCACATAAAGATGAGAAGTATGGACACATGGCTGACAACATAAGTTATAACGGCAACGATATAGATGGCGAACATGATGGTAGTTCGATTGTAGGCTGGACTAATAAGTACCACGATATGAATGCCATGCGGTTAAATGATGGAACTAAGCATATTAGGGCTGACCACTTTGTTGACCAAAACCTAGCTGACTCACAAGATGATGTTTTTAACGCCATGCTGGATGAGTATAAGAAGGGGGACGATGACTAGTGTTATTACCAGTATCACAGGTAGCCAGCTTAGTTAACGCCCTCAATTTAACGTGGCTCGATAAAGTCTACCTTAATGAAATACCTAAAGAAGAACCAGACAACACTGATAGTACAGTCATGCTATTACAAGAGACCGATTCAAGTCCGGCCTATCTTGCAAACAACACGTTTAAAGGCCTAGCAATGGGTGTTGAGATTCAAATCTTTTATAAGGTTGACCTAGCCGATGACTTTAACCCATTGGAAGCTGAAATAGCCTTAATGAAGATCTTTAAAGAGGCCGGCTGGTTAATTGTATCTAGTCAGCATCACACAACTGACCCGGATACCGACCAAGTGACAAAAACAATTTACGTAACTAAAAATGAAATGATTTAAAGGAGAGATTTATAAATGTCAAAACACAACATTGTCAAAGCGACTTTTGCTTTGCTAGACGATAAAGGCGACTTAATTAAAGACGCTGTCAAAGGTCTATCTACTGACGGGATTTATGTTGCTGACCATCAAGGCGAAGGGTTCAGTCAAATCAACGTATCCACCCTTGAAGCGGCTGGAACTCCCGGCTGGGGTAATGGACAAGTCAAACGAACAGCCTATGGTAAGTCTATGCCCACGCTGGCTTTAACCGCCTTAGATTTAGACTTCAAGATTAATCAGATGCTAAAGGGGTTCACACAAAGCGCCAATACAGGTGCATGGGTACGTCAACTACCTAAGCCTCATGTGGCAATGATTGCCGAATCACAATCATTAGATGGGGATATTTCAATCTACGAATGCTTCAATAATGTTGAATTTGTTGAAGAAGGGTCTAACAACTCAACTGATACCAACAATGAAGCGGCTTACTCAACAGCTCTACACGGTACCGTCTTAACGCCATTGAAGCCTACCATCTTCTTAGCTGCCAACAAGGTACAACAACCTTATATGATTGCCAAGTCTACCGATAAAGGATTTGACTTAACCAAGCTATACGCTGAAGTGTTTGGTGGCTATGTGTTAAGTCCAGCGAGTGTAGTGCCTGGTGTAGGACTTGGTCACTAGTAACATTTTAAAGGCTTACCGCTAATGGTAGCCTTTTTAATACATACAAATTTAAATAAAGGGGTACAATTTACTATGAAAATTAATGCTAAAAACTATTTTAAAATCAACAAGACAGCTGATGTAACACCAACTAACAATATCATTCGATTAGCTACAAAAGTTCAAATCGGCATGTTGGAGTCACAGGATGCTGAAAAAGAGATCACTGAACTAGACGCAATGAAAAACGGCCTAGAATTACAGGACGAAATGACCAGCTTTGTACAACGGGTTATGGGTTACACTGACAAGCAGATGGAAACGATTAACGATACCATCTCAATTGAACGGTTTGGCGAAGGTGTTGGTTACCTAATTATGCGCTTAAATGGTATCTCAGACGCTGACATTAAGCTGTCAGAACAGAAGCAACGTAAAGCCATCGAAGACGCTAAGTCGTCAAAATAAACCGGCACAAACGTAACGGTGAGCTTAAAAAGGAAGTCCTAAAGTTGAAAAACCAACAGGAAGACTTCGACTTACTAGCTAAACAATTATTAACCGAGGGGTTATCACCAAAAGAATTTGATGATAGCTCCTTTTTTAATATGATGGCTAGTTTAAACGCTCGTAAAAAGGAAGACCGTGCTGAACTGGTTGACCCACTAGAAGCCATTAATCAAACGTATGGCTTATAAGCGTTTGTGCCTAAAAGGAGGTTGAAAAAGAATGGCTAAAAAAGTAGTCGGCCGTGAGATGACCAGTAAGGTTGGCCTAGATTCAGCAGAAGCTGTTAAATCACTAAAGACGTTGACGGCCGAGGTTAAAGCCAATACTAGCGGCTGGAAAGCCCAAGAGACGGCCTTAAAATCAGCCGGAGAGTATCAAAAGGCGGCCTCAGCTAGGGTAGATGGGCTAGCCAAATCAATGGAAGCTCAAAAAGCTAAAATTGATGAGTTAAAGTCCCGTCAAGCAGGCCTAAACAGGGATACTAAAGACGGTGAAGAAACTTATTTAAAACTGTCTGATCAGATTAACAAGGCTAGTCGGTCATATGACTCAATGGGTGGCCAGCTAGACCGGGCCAAGTCTAAATTACAGTATTACAATTCAGGCTTAGCAGACCTGCAAAAGGGATATAAGCAAAGTACGGCTTTAAGCGAATCCTATGTGAAGCGCCTAGAAGCCGAGGGTAGATCAGCCGAAGCTAACAAGGCTAAATTAGGTGGTTTAAAACAAGCCTATTCTAACATGGAGGCTCAATATAAGGCCCAAACTAGCGAACTGGAACGGATTAAGACGGCCAGTGGTGCTACTAGCGACGCTTATAAACGTCAGCAAGTACGTGTTAATGAGACCGCAACAGCCATGGCTAAGCAGAAATCAGAGGTCACTGAATTAACAGTAAAGTATGGCACGATGAGTGACAAAATGGCCAAACTGTCAGACAAAGCCGCCATCACAAAAGGCAAGCTAAAGACCTTTGCTGGTGGCTTTAAAACCCTAGCAACCGCGGCTAGTGCTTCCATTGCTGGAGTAACCGCAGCTAGTGTTGCTGGCGCTGAAAAAGCGTCAACTTTGCAGAACATTTACAAGCAAAACCAAAATGAACTAGCCGAAGCTGGGGCTACGATTAAGAAGCAGTGGACTAATTTAGGCTTGTCTGACAGTGAAGCAACTAAGATGACGGCTCAAATTGGTGACATTCGTTCTAAGGCTAACATGTCCGGTGGCGCTATTGATGCCATGCAGAAGAAATTCTATGCTATGACTAACAGTGCCACTAAAGCCCGTGCCATGACCGAGGTATTAACTAGCTATGGCTCAGCCGCAGGTAAATCAGGCGACCAGATAGCTGGGCTTACTCAAGGGGTTGCTAAACTAGCTGGTAGTTCTAAAGTAACCGCCAGCCTATTTAAGCGTAACTTTAGCCAAGTACCTGAGCTTCAAAAGGCCATCATTAAAGCTAGTGGTATGTCAACCAGCGCCTTTAACAAGCAGTTGGCAGCTGGTAAGATTACCGGCTCACAATTGCAAGGCTATATGGTCAAGGCCGCTAAAACAAGTGGTAAAGCATGGTCAGAGTTTGGTGATACAACTAAGGGTAAGATGGCAGCCATTCAAGGTACCTACACCAATTTGAAAGTAGCGTTTGCCAAGCCTCTAGTTGCTGGTGTCGAAAAAGCTATTGATGGGGTCTCTAAGAAGAAGGGTGCTTTAGATAACGTTAAGAAGTCTTTAAGTGACTTAGTTGGCACGCTTGGTAAGAAAACCGGTCAGTATGTCGGTGATGTTATCAGCTTTCTAGTTAAGCACGAAAAGTCAATCGAGAAGACTGGTGGTGCCTTTGCTAGTATTGTTGGCAGCTTAGCTAAGGGTGCATGGTCAGCTGTAGCTGGTGCTCTAAAGCTGATTGGTGGGCATTCAAAGGACGCTTCTAAAGGTATGAGTGGGGTAGCCTCAGCTACAGCCAATATTGCCAAGCACAAGACAGCCATTGAAACAATAGGTAAAGGTATTGTAACCTATTTTGCCATTTCTAAACTAGTAGGTATTGGTAAGGCCTTCCTAGGGATTGCTGGTGGTATTGGTAAAGCAATTGGCTTTATTAGGTCGCTAAGCACGGCTCAAAGGCTAGCCGCTAAAGCTAGTGGTGAGGAAACGGCCGCTCAATGGTTACTCAATACAGCCATGTCCGCTAACCCAATCGGAATTGCTGTGGTTGCCATAGTGGCATTGACAGCTGGACTAGTGTTAGCATACAAGCACATTAAACCGTTCCGTGAATGGGTTAATAAGACCGCTAAAGCAGTGGTTAACTTTGGTAAAGGCTTGCTAAGATGGGGATCTAAGGCTGTTAAAACAGTTGCACATGCTGTTGACAACATTAGAAAGAAATTTGATAAATTTAAAAATGGCTTTAAAAATAGCTGGAACAAACACTGGTCAAACGTTGGCAAGAGCTTAAAAGGTGCATGGAACGGCTCATTGAAACACACTAGAGAGTTCTTTAGTAGTGTTGGCAAGAAGTGGGACGGCTGGAAGTCTAGTTTCAAAAAGAGTTGGACAAAGCACTGGAACAGTGCAAAATCTGGCTTACACGATGCCTGGACTGGCTCATACAAGCATACTAAGAACTTCTTTTCTGACATGGGTACTAAGTGGAGTGGCTGGAAGAAGAGCTGGTCACATAGCTGGAATAATCACTGGGACAAGATGCGGTCTAATCTACACAGCTATTGGAACAAAAATTTGAGCCATACTAAAGTGTTCGGACACTCAATGGGTGACTGGCTATCAGCCTTTAAGAAGACATTTAATGGCGGCTGGTCTGGCTTAGTAACCGGCGTTGAGAATATCTTCAAAGGCCTTTGGAAGGATTTAAAGAACTTTGCTAAAGATGGCATGAACGATGTTATCGACCTTATCAATGGTGGTATCAATGCGGTTGATAGTGTCATCCATACGTTTGGTGGTAAAAAGAAAACCATTGGTGATTTAAGTCATGTTAACTTTGCCACTGGTACTGGTCGAAATCCAATTACCAAGCCTACTATGGCAATGTTAAATGATGGTAATGATAGTCCCCAAACTGGCAATAAAGAAATGGTCATGCTACCTAATGGCGATTCAGGTATTGTTCAAGGGCGTAACACTAAGATGATGTTACCAGCTGGCACTGAGGTATTGAGCGCTAGTGAGACAGCTATGCTAATGGCAATGCAAGGAGTTACCAAGTATGCGAAAGGAACTGGCTTCTTTGGTGACATTTTAAACAGTGTCACTAGTGGTATCTCAGGTGTGACTAGCTGGGTTGGTAAAAAGGTTGGCAGCTTGGAGAAGTTCTTTAAGACCGCTGAAAATATTATCGCTCACCCGATTAAGTCACTAGAAAACTTGTTTAGTTGGTCTTCTAAGGGTGTCTCAGGTGTTATGAGTAACATTGGTCACGGCCTATTCAATGGTGTTGAGAAGCAAGCTAAGACATGGTGGTCAACCCTGTGGGGTGGCGTTAGTGATAGCCTAGACAGTGGCGCTTCTAGTTCCACGCTAGTTAATGCGATGGAGAAGTACGGCGCCACAAACAAGTATGTCTACGGTGCTGAAGGCCCTAGTGCGTTTGACTGTTCCGGCCTAGTTGAGTACACGTTAAAGAAGCTTGGAATTAACTTCCCACGGACTAGTGGTGAGCAGTATAAGGCTTCTAAGTATGTCAGCAATCCTAAACCGGGTGACTTGGTATTCTTTGGTCCCGGTGGTAGCGACCACGTTGGGGTATACACCGGTAATGGCGAGTTCTATAGTGCTGAAAATGAGCATTCTGGTATGGGTATCAGTAAAGTTCATGGCGGTGGATATGGTACGTTTGCTGGCTATGGACGAGTACCCGGTTTATCTGATAGCACTAGTTCAGATAAGTCATCTAAGTCTAGTGGCCTGTTAGGCACGATTAAAAAGCAGGTTGGCTCAGGCTTTTGGAAGTTCATCAGCAAGTTAGCCGATGAGTTTGGTGATGGCGGTAGTAGTAACCCCGGTGGCTCAGGTGTTCAACGTTGGAAGCCAGACGTTATCAAAGCGTTAAAGAAGAACGGATTTGAAGCGAGTGCTAGTCAAGTATCAGCGTGGATGAAAGTTATTGCACGTGAATCTAACGGTGATCCGTCAGTAGTTAACAATTGGGACGCTAACGCTAGAATGGGTATTCCATCTAAAGGGCTGGTTCAAACTATCCAGCCAACATTCGATGCTTACAAGTTCCCTGGCCATAACAATCCACTTAATGGCTATGATGACTTGCTAGCTGGTATTCATTATATGAAGGCTAAATATGGATCAGGCGCTAGTGCGTTTGCTCGTGTTAGTGGGCCTGAAGGCTACGAAAATGGTGGCATTATCAACACTAACCAGTTGATTGAGGTTGCGGAACACAATAAGCCTGAAATGGTGTTGCCATTGACCAATAAATCACGGGCTAACCAGTTAATTGCACAGGCTAGCCAAGTTGTAAATGGTGATACTAGCACGCAAGTTGTAGCCCAATCAAGTGAAAGTAATGAAAAACTTGATAAATTAATCAGATTAATGTCTGCAATTTTAGGTAACATGGGTAGTGTTCAAGCAGTCATTGCTAAATCTGACGTGGTTAATGCCGTTAAATCGGACAATAAGACAGCTTCACAATATTCACAAATGATGGGGTACTAATATCCCAGTCAATCAAATGGTCGTCCTTAATTGGGCGACCTTTTTACATAGCTAAATTTAAAAAGGAGGTTAAATCGTGACCTTACAACGAGATGATTTTGAATATGCTGGCATGAATAGCCGGGAAGATTTACAAGTTGAGATGGGCAACGTGGTACTGCCTAGCGCACCAGCCATGGCTGAACAAGTAACTGATATACCGGCCATGTATGGTAACCAATTTAACGGCACAGACTTTACCAGTCGGACAATTAGTATTCCGGTGTCTATTTACTGTGCTGATAATCAAGACAGATTTAATCAGATTATGCACAATTTAAGTGGTCTGCTACTAAGTGATGACCCCAGTGATAATGGTAAAGAGTACCCACTAGTATTTGGCTTTGAACCTAAGGTGACATATTGGGGGCATATTACCGCAATTAGTGAACCAGCCCCGATTAACCCGGGTATGTATGACATGGCACTAACCATTACCTTTGTGCAGTCTGACCCACGAGCAACCTTGCCACAGGTTGAGAAGCCTTTAAACAATGGCTTAAACACGATTACTGTTGATGGCACTGCACGAACAGAACCAGTTATTCAGGTCATCCCTAAACGAGATTTAAAATATATTGGCTTTAGTTTAAATGGTGGTCAGTTTGGTCTAGGTCCCGAGTCACCGGAAGACCAAGCCACTGCGGTTCAGCCTTATACTAAGGTTGTTGATGACCCACTAGGAACTATGGCAATGTGGACGAATGATACTAATGCACTTAGTAATATGAAGACTGGTGAAGCTTACACGTATCAAGGCCACAGTGAAATTAATACTGCAACTAGTGTAATGCGACCAACTGTAAATAGTAATGGGTATGACTTTGGTACAATCCCCACAACTGGAGAAGACCGTTGGTATGGCCCAGCTTATCGGTATACTGGCATGACACAATCACTGACCGACTGGCGAGTACGAACGGGGATTCATCAATTTAGGTACAATGGTACTCATAATAGTCGTGCAATGGGACGTGTTGAAGTCTTGTTACTAGACCCTAACGGTAACACTATTGGACGTTTTGGCATGCGTGACATGGCCTATGGTGCTAAACCAATGGCTAGGCTTCAAATATGTGAGCCTGGATCAACATTAGAATATGGTGACAGATATACTGACTTGTATTATGGTTCAGGGCCATCAGGTTCTTTTACGAATAAGCCTGACCAGAAAATTCAAATCAAAACTGGCACGACAACCAAAACTGTCACTAAATATGGTCGTTCCAGAAGAGGAAAAGTAACTAAACGAACCGTTAAAGAAACCGTTGATACCTATACAACCGTGGTCAATAAGGAGGAGGACTCCGCACTGGCAGGTGCTTGGCTAGTGTTGGATATCACTAAACGAGGACAAGTATTTACTTGGAGTATCACCCAGTATTCGACTAAAACAGGCCGGCCATTCCTGGACCCTCATATTCATATGTTAGTACACGGAACCTATGTTGATACTCAAAATAAGTATCAGACAGCCCTAGGTGGAATTGGGTCTGTCTTTCTAAAGCACCCAATTACAGAAGATATTCATAAAGTTGCCTATCGGAACCCCTTTATGTCAATGACTGACCTTCAAATATGGAAAGTCAATAAAGTTGATGCAACAAAGCCAACTTATATTGCTGGCGCCGGTGAAGAAATTGTGATGGATTGTGAGTCAGATACAGTTACTGTAAATGGCAAGCTAGTTTCACCAGTTTGGTCAACCGACTTTCCTAAGTTAAAGCCAGGCGTTAATGGCTTGTCGATGATTGGTGATCTAGACGACGCTCAAATTAAGCTTAAATATCTACCAAGATTACTCTAGCAACACTTAAAGGCTTCCCGTTAAGGGTGGCCTTTTTACATAAATAAAACAAGGAGGCTAACAAATGGCTTTAAATAACCAGTATTTAATCCTAGATTCAAATCTAAAGCGGATTGGTACATTGACCATTGATGGAGCTACTAAGTTTTCCAATGATAGCGTGAAAATTCAACTGGCCGACTCAGACACGACTAGCACTAGTTATGACGATGATGCCAATATTGGAACTCAAGATAATTTTAACGGCACGATTAATCTAAATGCCCAATCTAAGAAGTTCGACCATCAAGGTTCATTAGACGTGCTTCAAGGCCAACCTGATTCAGATAAAGTAGTCGCTGGTAACAACCTAGCCTATTATGACGAGCTATCAGGTCATTGGTATGTCATGTACATTTACTCAACTGATGCTGCTTCTAGTGCCGCTGTTAAACATACTACGACTATTAACTTTACCAATTTATGCTTGTACAGTTTAGCGCATCATTACCCAGTGGCAATTACGGCTAGTGCTAGTTCAATTCAGACGGCTTTTAACCAGTGTTTTAATGCCACTGGTTGGACGCTAGACTATCAGACTACTAATGTGATGACACCATCAATTACCATTGACGGCAAGACTAAAGCTAGCACGCTATTACAGACACTCATTCAAACCTATGATGTCGAGATTGATCCTTATGTTGAGATTGACTCACAAGGGAATATCACGAAAAAGGTGTGTGTCATTACTGACCAACTTAATGCTAATGTGGTCTACAACGAGGCGATATTTGGTAAAAATATGACTAGCTTAAAGCGAACAACGGTGTCAAACCCAATCACTAAGCTTATCCCTTATGGTGCGAACGGCAACACAATTGGGCTAGTCAATGATGGCAAGAGCTACATTGTTGATGATGAAGCCAATCAAACATATAACCCTGACTGGCAATCTGGTTTGTACTATGAGGGGGTTGTTACAGCTAACTCAATTGAAGATCCAGCTGGTCTTAAAGCCTGGGCTGAGGAAATGTTGCAATTGTATAATCACCCACGGACGTATTATGAGGTTAATGTATCGTCTAAATTTAACCCGCCATTAGGTGCCACGATTAGGTTTAAAGATGAGTTAATCAAGCCTGTATTAGATGCCAGTGGCCGAGTCATTCAACGCACTATTAGTAAGGCTAACCCTTATGGCAATACTGTTGGCTTTGGTGAATATGTCACGGTACCAGTTGCAACACCAGCGTGGATGCAAGGTTATCAAAGTGCTATTAATAGCGCCATTGAAAAGGCAAAGAAGGACGCTAGCTCGGTTAAACCAGTTGCTTTAACTCCTGATGGCAACAACTTCACTGATACCACCCAGACTAAGCGGTTAATCTTACAGGCTTGGGAAGGCAATACCAATATTTCATCCTACATTGATAACAAGGGATTTATTTGGCACCGGAACAACCCTGATGGCACGGTTGACACCAATTATGAGCAAACAGGCTACTTAATACAAGCAGCATACAATTCCGTTGGCACACTGCACGGGACTATTGAGACCAATTATATTCAAGATGAACCAGAGATTAAGCTACAAACTAGTGACATTCGTAATTTGGGTAGTTTTATCCAAGACGACAAGACACTAGGAGTAACTGATACGGTGCAATATATGTGTCCTTTGAGCAACGGTCAGTATATAACTAGTCGGGCGATTAATGAAAGTACAACCGGCGATGTCATGTTTGTCTTGCATGACGCTAATTTTAAGCCAATTAGCAAGATGATTGTTGCACATGGTGGGCATGGTTCTAGCTTTTCAATTGAAGAAGTAGATGGAGCTGTTTACATTTGGTCCATAACTAAGCCTAATTTAAACGTTAATGAATATGCAATTAGTCGCATACCCTACCTTGCTAATGCGACCCTAGACAATGATGATAATCGCATTACGCGTTTTTGCACTGTCGACCGTTATACAAGAGTCAGCGTTGACTTCAAACATGGGTACGTGCTGTGTGGCTACTATAATGGTAAACATGATGTGCTACGACTCGATGAGGTTAAACAGGGTAATTATAATGTGCTATACAGTTTTGATATTACCAACTATGGGTATGACAGAGACCGACAAACCTACCAAACACAAGGCATTGACTTTCCATATGTATACTTCCACTCAGGTAATTACAACATGAAAGACCCCCGTATGGTATACGCAGTTAATGTTGTTCACGGCGGGCAAGAGTTTGCCTCTAACTACCTACTGGATATGAATTTAGGGTTAACCGATGATGTTATCGAACCTGAAACCTGCAACATTATCTATAGTAAGACTAACCAGCCGGAGCTATTGGTTACTTTCAATTGTGGTTCTTTAGCACGTGTCTTTGTAATACCAATTAAAGAACGTTTGTCAATGACTAAGATTAGCAATGATTAAGAAAGGAGGTGAATAAATGGCTGAATCTAATGCAACACAGGTCATTCTAACCGATGATGGTATGAAAATTATCAAGGCTCAAAACACAGCTGACAATGCTGCTAGTGGGATCACAGACTTAAATGACCCCAATTCAATGAGCGTCATTGAAAAGCAAACACAGGCCTCACAGTATGCCGGATTAACCAGCCAGTATACTGTGATTTTAAAGCGAGCTAAAGATGCCAATATTAGTACGACTGCTTTAACCACCACCTATACTAACCTGAACACCTTTATGGCGGCCATCTTAACGGATACCACTAAGGCCAGTGACGTTGACAGGGGCACTTATAAAATCCTAACTGACGCTTATAATACGGCTCTAAGCAATGTACAGACCGCATTAAGCAACAGTTATAACGCTGATATTAGTAACATGCAGTCTAATGTATCGGTAGCTAGTCAAGCGGCTTCTAGTGCTGCCATAGTCGCTTCACAGGCAGCTGCAACTGGTGATAATGCTAATCAGGCGGCTTCACAGGCAGCTAGTGCGGCTAGCAAAGCTAGTGCTGATTACAAAACTTTAAGTACTGGGGTTGCAGATGGCTCATTCGTGCATATTACCACTAAGACGGTGATTGATAACGCTGTGATTGGCACAGCTGAAATAGTTGACGCCGCTATTACTGACGCTAAAATTGGCAACATTAAAGCCGATAAAATAACAGCTGGCACGATTGACTTTAGTAAGATTGAGGGCACTAATATTGACGCATCAAAAATCACAACTGGTAAACTTGACGCTGACCGGTTAAATGTCGGCAAACTATCGGCTGTAAGCTCAGATTTAGGTGACGTTACAGCCGGCTCACTAAAAGGTGTCAACATTGTTGCTAACACGTTTAGCACACCTAATGGCTCATTTACAACCGATGAAAACGGTGCGATAACGGCTAATAACATGACGCTTATTGGTGGCACGCTATCTACACCAACAATAAATGCTGGTACGATTAATGGTTCAACTATCAACGGAACAACTTTTAATGCTGGTGACATTATTAATGACGCCAATAATACGTCTAAATTTTATCCGACAACAATATCTAGTGACGGCCATATCTATACGACGCGGTTTAATTCTGTTGATGCTATGCAAACAGATTTATCAACCGGGGCATTAACAACAAAATATCGTGCCATCAACACAGCAAACCCAAATAATCACTATGAAGCGTATGACACCACGTTACAGGCTGATCAAATTGCATTATTCGCAGGATACACAAACGGAAAAGACATGTCATTCACACAATCGGTTACTGGCAGCAATCAAGAGGGGTATGTATTAATAAGTCCACTCGATGGCCTGACCCTACATGGTGACAATCAACAAATCACCTTTAACGGTACTTCTGATGATGTTACACCTAAAGGTATAATTATTACGCCATACGGCAATATTAACCCTAATGGCACACAAAATATTTGGTATGTTGGCAATAATATGAATATGAAGACAGCCAGTTTTGGTATTGATGGCTCGGGTGCTAATAACATTCAATTTAATCGTTCTTTAGATATTGGCAACTTCAACATAAATACCTATCACACGATTACCAGTTCCGACAACGGCCCGATTCATTTCAACCGTGCTAATGGTAATCCCGTCGACATCTATGCTAGTACCGTTCACTATGACAGCCTAGTTAAATCGTCACTATTAAGCGTTAAGCGGGACGTTAAAAAGGCTGACACAGCTTATTGGGCGCAGCTAGTTAACTCAATTGATTTAGCCACTTATCAGTACAAAACTGACGATAATACCAGTCATTTGAGATTATCTAGCATTGTTGACGACGTTAATGTAACAAAACAGTGGCAATTGCCAGACGTATTTATCAGCCGTGATGAAGACGGCAAGCTATGTGGGGTGGATGACAGTGTACTTTTAAATGCCACCCTAGCTATGGTACAGGAACAACAGAAGGAAATTGACCAATTAAACGGTCACAACATGGAATTGGAAGCTAGATTAAACAAATTGGAGGCCAAATTAAATGGATAGCATTTTAATCACGAATTATAAGCCGGACTACACGAACAACATCATGACAATTAGTGTTCAGATTAACACGCTTGGTATCAGCTCACAGATCAGTATTACCATGGGCGACTTTAACACTGCCGTTGCTGGAGGTGCTGGGGGAGCAGATAGGGTTAAATTGAAGGTGTTGAACACACTGATTGACAGTCTGACCGCTTTAAAACCAGTTACCACAACTAAAAAGGAGGCTTAAATTATGAATATTGATGCACAGGATTTGATTAACAAGCTGACGAGTAACTATGCCCAAGCGATTGCCATTAAAGACCAGCAACTAGCGATGGCACAAGTTCAAATTGACCAGCTTAATGCCAAGTTGGCTGAAAAGGAGGCGCCTAAAGATGGCGAAAACGCTTAGTTTTACTGATACGTCCCCACAAACGGTTAAAATTGGCGATACCACCACCAGCTTCACGCTAGTATGTGGCAATGATAATGTGGCAACGGATTTAACTAATGCCACCTCAATTACTGCTAAATTAGGCAATGCTAGTGGCTATCTTAAATCGGCCACAGTTGACCCAACTAGTTTAACGGATCCAACAACTGGTCAGGTTACCGTTACCTTTACTGCTGACTTAATGACTAGTTTACCAGCTGGTGGCTATTCAATTGAAGTATGGGTGGTTGATAGCACTGGGACGTCAATCTACCCTAGTGATGGGTCAACCGGATTTACTATTACCAATAACATTCAAAGCGCCAACGGTAGCACGATTACCACCATTACTTTTGATGATTTTGTGGAAGCAATGAATAAAGCCGCAAGCACGATTGCTAAGGGCGACCCTGGCGAAGGACTTGATATTAAAGGACAAGTTACTTCAGTTTCTGCATTACCAACCACTGCAAATGAGGGTGATGGTTATTTAGTCAATGAGGAACTTTATGTTTATACTAGTGGAGCGTGGAAAGATTGCGGTCCAATTCAGGGTCCTCAAGGTATTCAAGGAAAAACTGGTACAGGCATTTCTTCAACTACAATTCAATATCAAATTTCAAATAGCGCAACTACTTCTCCAACAGGAACTTGGTCAAACAGTATCGTTGCTACAACGATTACAAATCCATATTTGTGGATGAAAGCTACTTTAAATTATACTGATGGCACAACAAAAGACTTTTACCTTGTTTCACAAAAGGGTGACAAGGGTGACAAGGGTGATACAGGAAGCGTTGATAATGCTGGTTTGACCAAAGCACCAGCTTTTGTTGAGCTTAAAACGCAAGTTGATAATAGTGCTGTGGGTATCAACCTAGCCCTAGGAACCAGCAATCAGGTAGTGCAAGCCAACGTTTGGAATATGCAAGTTGCTGACATCAAATACGACAAAAGTCTTGGTGAGCATTTATGTGCATCTGTTATGATAAACAACGCTGACCACGCAAGTGATTTACTCCGAGGGTCAGCAAGCATTAGAATGGATGCTTTTGACAAAAGTGGAAAAAACTTAGCAACAGTTTGGGGGGAAAATGTTAACTATAATGCCAATGGTCTAAGTCAGTGTTCCATAAACATTGATGATAATACTACAGACGTCAAAGTGGCTATCTTTACAAATGCCATGGGTCAAAATACATTTTATTCATGCTTAAAAATTGAGCGAGGCACCAAAGCCACACCATGGTGTCCTAATCCAACAGAAATTTTGACACAATCAGATTACGCAAAAATAAAAGCGGCTATTGTAGCACTAGGGGGGGCTTTGTCATGAGTTTTGATTTAAGCGAATTTTTAACAGAAGGATTAATTAGCAGTGTTAACAATGGATTGATTCCATCGGACTTAGCAACTGTATACGCTGGCAATTATCTAGTAAAATCACTGATTACCCAAGCTCAGGTTACTCAGGTATCTGATGCAATTACAGCCTACAAGGCCACACAGGTAGCAGCAGCTGATCAAGCACAGCAGCAAGAGGTAAATCGGACGCCTACGCCGGGAAACACATTAAAATAGGAGGCAGACAATTGAATAAGCACAAGTTAAAGGCACTCATCTTAACGGTGGGCGCCATTTTTATGGCCTTTTTAATGGCCAATTTAAACAGTCAGGCTTCAACTAGCCGAGAACAAGGGGTTGATTGGTCTAAGTTTCAAGGCACTAATGGGACATTCGGCTACAGTTCCGATAAGTTTGTATTCTCGCAAGCTGGTGGCTTCTATGGTGGCACTAATATCCCTCAGACCACGTATAACAGCCAAGTTAAATCAGCTCAACAGGCTGGCAAACGGGTACACACGTACTTATGGGATGGTGTTGGTGGCAATATGACCAATGCCAAGGCTATGATGGCCTACTACTTGCCACGTATTAAGACACCTAAAGGGTCTATTGTAGCATTGGACTATGAGGATGGGGCTTCTAATAGCGTGACAGCTAACACTAATGTCATTAAAGCTCAAATGGCCCTCATTAAAGCGGCTGGCTATACACCGATGCTATACTCAGGCAAGGCCTACCTAAATGCTCATGTTAATGTGGCTGCCATTGTACGTGCCTATGGTAGCTGTCTATGGCTAGCTGAATATCCAGACTATTTGGTGAGAACTAAGCCGGATTATAACTGGTTCCCATCAATGGACGGTGTGGCTATTTTCCAATTCACTAGCATGTATAAAGCAGGCGGATTAGACGGCAATGTTGATTTAACAGGGATTACCAAGTCAGGCTATACGACTGCTAGCAAGGCTAAAGCACAGGCCAACGTTAAACATGCTCAAAAGGCTCAGGCAGCTAAGAAGGCCAGCTTTAAGGTTGTTAAATACAACCAGCGAGGGGTGTTCTACCCTAACCGGATTCTGGCCGTACGATACACGGATAGCGACAAGGTACGTCAAGTGGCTACCTATTACAAGGGTGAGAGTGTAACTTATAATGCTGTCATTATTGAACATGACTATGTATGGGCACGATACACCCGTTTAAATGGCCTATACGGATTCATTAAGCTAGGTGTCACCAATGGGCAAGCCTACGGAAAGCGAGTTACTGGTCAGCCGGTTAGCCATACGTATTACACAGTTAAGTCTGGCGACAGCTGGTGGACAATCGCACAACACAACGACCTGAGCATGACTACACTAGCTAGCCAGAATGGAAAGACGATTTACACCACTATCTATCCTGGTCAGCGATTGGTGGTGCGGTAATGGCACAATACGACGATACAACTAAGTTATTAATGGATATTCAAAAGGATGTGGCCGCCACCAAAACGAAAGTTGAGAACATCGAAGAAAAGCTGAACCAAGTTGATGACATTGGTGACAAAGCGGACAAGGCACTGGCCAAGTCCATCGAAGCCGGCCATCAAATTGACCGCGTGACACAGATCCAAAATTGGCTGATCGGTGTCTTGGTTAGTGGCGTGCTTGTCACGTTAGTTATTTACATCGCAGAAAAGTTCCTTTAGGAGGGAAAATAATGATTAAAAAAATTAGCTTCAAGAATGTCGATGGTAGCTTGAATGGTAAATTGATCGCTGGAATTATTTCGTTATTAATTGTGTTAATCCAACAAGTCTTTGCCATGTTTGGCATTAAGTTTACTGGTGACTGGTCAGCCATTGTCGCCGTTATTAATACTGTATTAACGATCCTTGGTATGCTGGGCGTTATTACTGACGTTCAAACAGTGACAGCACCAACAGTTAAAAGTGACGAGGAAAGTCAAGTCGAAGCAGCAGCTAATAAGGTTGCTGACGAAGCACAAACACCAACGTCCACAGTTGCTGCAGTGGATAGTTCTGCATCATCTGACACTGAAACGACGTCAGAATCCGCCTCACAAGCAGCAAAATAGTGCTATAATAATTGTTGGCTATAACTTGATATAGAGTTTCATTAATTGTGGAGCTTGATCACTCTGCAACTTTTCCCCTGCGTTTCGGCGTGGGGGATTTTTTTAATAACTAATATTCAAAAGTATACATTTATGTCTTAAAGACAAATAAAGACAAATTTTTTGAATTAGTAGTGTTTTTTAGTACAAATGAAAAAAGCTTGAATGCCGTTAAATCAACGTTTAACAGGATTCAAGCTTCATCTAGTTTACCTAATTATGCCCCAGGCAGGATTCGAACCTGTACATTGTTTCCAATACAGCGACCTGAACGCTGCGCGTCTGCCAGTTCCGCCACTGGGGCAGTTGCTTTAACAACAATATCCATTATAGCGAAAAGTAACAAAAAAATAAACCTTTTTCTATATTTATGCAGTTGATATTAATTGTAATTGCAAATTGGTTGCTTAGTTACTGGGGCTGGCCTTAATTAGCATGGAATAACTGTACGCCGAAATACTGAAATTACTACCGGCAAAAAATGCATCCAAAAAGTCACCCATCCCAGCAGGTTCAACGACACTGCTTGAATGGGTGACAACTTGTCGGTTTATTAATTTGCTTGTTTGGTCGTGATACTACCATCTAAATAAACAAAGTAACTATTCAGATAATGCCCCCGGCCGCCATTAGCCGTTTTCTGATAAGCATCGACCTGATAATAGTGGTGGCCGTGTGCATCTTGATTGGCAGTTGGTACGACACCAAAGGTTTGTTGCTTGGGATCGTTGAGCACTTGCCCGACGGCGGCCACTGCACTAGTTGCGCTAGTGATATGGTCGTCAGCAGCTTGATAATGGTCACCAGATTGCTTCTTAGCACTAGCATCAGCCGCTGCATTGGCACGACTAGTTTGCTCCGCGCGGTTAGCGGCTGCAACTGAGTTCGCTTGCTTAGTGGAAATACTTGGCTCAGCTTGGGAAGTGCAGCCTGCTAAAAGGAATAGGGCGCAGAAACTGATTAAAATTGCCCGGGTCACGTTCGGACCTCCTTATTTCGTTTGTTCTTGGGACAAGCTCGGATAAGGGGCTTGTCGGATGATGTTCGAATCAACGATGGTCATCACACCGATTGACAGAAGTAACAGGATCACTAAGATTAATTTTTTCAT